ATCACTAAATTTGACATTTGGGTCGTCCTTTTCCTTCTTTAGCAATTTCGCTAAAGTATCACCTTTATTTTCACTGCCCTTTTCGGGTTGAGCGACTGGTGAAGAGTTTTCCACTTCAAGAGGTTGGGCTGTGGCCGTCTCCATTGGTGCTGTTGCTGTTGCTTCCATTATTTTCCGCCTTTTACGGTTGGGAGTGTTGTTTCAGAGGTAGGCATTATGCCATCTCCAAAGCCATAGGTTGGGCAGTTAATGGTCCTGTCGTGGCCTGTGCCTCATTCGAGGCAATTTCTTGTGTCTTAGCCATTTGGTCAAGTTGTTTGCCTTGCATGTCCATCTCTTGGCCTTGTAGGGCCATTTGTTGTTCTTGTTGCTGGGCTTGCTGTTCTTGTGCCTTGGCTTGTTTAATAATCGTGCTGTGCTCTTCCATCAAGTCTTTCATTTCTTGTGGGGCATCGGTAAGATGTAAAAGGTACTGTGTTAAGAAAGTGGCAAGTACTGGGTCTTGCTGTACTGACGCACCTTGGAGTAGTTCGGAAATCTGTTTTCTTACTTTATCCCGTACGGTTGGGGACTTCCAAGAATCCTCGAAAGTAATATCGTAATAGTCGCCATCCTCAAAAGTGTTTTCTTGTCTATGGTTTCCAAATTCATCCTGTACGATTTTGTTAATCTCAATCCATTGTGGGCTGTTTTTGTCTTTTTGCTCTAAAACTCTGATTACTTCGTTTGCAGTCCAATATTTCTGCCAATAGGCTTTCCAAAGTTTCGCTCTGGTAATAAGAAAGTTCATGTAATTAGTGATGAAAACTTGGCTTTGTACTGAGCTTTGTTGAATCCGTTGCTCGTTTAATATCCCTGAGGTAGCGCCTTCTGAAAGTCCCTGCATTGAGGGGGGGGTGCTTGAGGTTTCTTGCCTGAAAGAGTTTGCAAAGTTTATTAAGGTGTCTGCATCAATTGAGCTTCGACCTTGTTCAATTAATTCAACACCGCTTCCTTGTGGGGCACCTTTTCTCTTTTTGAAAGATCGGCCACCGTCAGCATGGTTATTTATTACATCGTCGATTTCTGTCTCGTCAAAATGATCTCGACTTACTACATGGCTCTGTCCTGCGCTTGTCTTGGCTTGGTGTAGTTTGTTGACAAGTAGTGAATTAGTTAAGCGTAAACTGTCAATTTGGTGCTCTACATGCCCGCTTGGTTCGCCGTTTAAGTCCTCATCGACCAATTCAACCAAAGGAAACATTATCTTCTTTGTGGCTGGGTCTCTTAGTTGGCAGTGGTATTCACCATTAAAAAGAAATTCCCCTGAAAGTTGGGGGCATGCTATGGCAAGGTAAAGGTACTCTTCAGCCTCTGCGTTAAGTTGCATTGCTGGGTAGTCTTCTTTGATTGCTTCTCGTTCTTTATACTGTAGATCGTAGCCTAATTGGGTTTCTTCGCCATTGGTTACGCCATACCAGCGTTTCTTTTTAACTCGGTAGAATCTTTCAATTACCTTGTAGCGTCCGTTCCTGTAGTTTTCGCTCTCATGGGTTCTGTCTGCATAAATCTTAGTGTCTTGGTAGTCGCTTGTTTCATCACCTTTGTCCAATAATCCTAGGACCATAGCTTCTTTGTCTGGGAAAGCGTCGGCTATTTGGTTAGCCGTTAACCATGATACACGGTCGATAAATTCGCAATCTGAATTAGTGACTAGATCTTTTCTGTTGGGGTCTGGATAGATTGCGTAGTTGTTTTGATTTTTTACTACAATTCGAGGCTTGCGTCCAGGTGTTATAATAATATAGGATTCTTGCCAAGCGTTACCGCCTGCCCATGCTGACCTTATTAATCCAGGGTCGTAATACTTGACCCTAGTTTGATCGGCTGTCAGGTGGTACATTGCCGTATAAATGTCGGATTTATTCTGATCTAAGGGCTCTGTGGGGGCTGGCTTAATATCATATCTGTTTTGAATTAAAGCACCAACAAAGGTTCTCTCTGAGGGTTTTAAATAGTTAAAGGTTACTAAGGCCTTATGTTTTGATTCTGCTGTTTGCTGTTCTTCCTCTGTCCAGTGATTACCCCTAACAAAATCGTCGCACCTTTCCCTTTTCTCCATGTAAGGAGTCCAAAAACGCACAACATCGTCGTGAGAGTCGATTAATTGGGTAGCATCTTTGCAATTATGTAAAGAATCTGGGGAATAGAGGGGGCTTTTAGTATTATCCACCCCCCCAAGTTATATCAAATTAACTCAATATGATATAGTCAACTTTAGCATTAATTTGAAAATAGCTCTGGCCAAATAGTGTTTAAGCTCTCCCTTGACCTATTATCAGGTAGCGCTCTAGGTGGGTCAGCTTCCCAGTTTCGGTAGGTTGACATGCTAACCCCAAACAATCTACTCGCCTTCTCTTGGCTTAAAGGTCTGCCTAGTTGGTCGGTTTTACTTGCTCTTACTGATCTTAGTTTTTCACTGAAAGTTAGGCTCATACATTAACCTTTCTTCGCTTGCTTTGCGAAAGCTGTGCATATTTGTCCCGTAGGGGTCTGTAATCGTGCCATAGGACAGATATTTCTCATAGAGTTCTTTTGCCTTTTCGTACTTGTTTTGGAAGTAGTAATATTCTGCTAATAAAAAGGTAGCGTCTGGTTTGTTGTTGTCAAATAGATAATCGTCTACATCGTGTTTCCAAAACTCTACCCCAGCCCATTGATAGTGGGCTAACGCTATTGAGTATTTAATATGGTCGGCCTCCATGCCATCGGCAAGTTCCAAAGCTTTTTCATAATAGTCTAGTGCTGGCTCAAAATTCTCTTGGCTGTGGTATTCCTTCCCAAGCTGGTAAAACTTATTGCCTGAATCTTCCTCCAACTCAAGTAATCTTATATTCCTATCGCTTTTCTGTTTGTTTGCCTTTGGGTCACTATATCCAGTGTGTTCAATTTCTACACCGTCGGCTAAAACATAGGTAAGCCCTAATTCATTGGCTGTTTTTATGTAGTTTTCATGTACTCGGTTTTCCCACTTCAACCCATCAACTCTAGGAAATAATCTAGGCTGTTCCGCTGTGAATGTAGTCCCGTGGCCATGGTCTACTATCTTAAAACCAAAGTGACATTTTTTCTTTGCTGTTAGTGGCCCTGGCTTGTCTATGATTGCCCTAATTAGCTCTCCCATGCCCTCGGGTATCTTATCATCGTCGTCTACCCATAAAACCCAGTCACCAGTACATTTAGATAGAGAAAAGTTTCTAGCTTCTGCAAAGGAATCATTCCAAGGGGAGTGGTGTATTTTTATTCCTGTAAAATTTAATTCTAAGCTTTGTTGCTGTGTTGTTACGATTACTATTTCATCTGCAAATTTTAAACTTCGGCATAAATCCATTAACTTTTCGCTAATATCCCTTACAATCATGCTAACACTTAATTTCACTGGCTTAATCGGTTGGGTGTTAATCATATCAAAACCCCACAAATCCACGGCTTCGGGTGGGTTGCCGTCAAACATCTTCATTAACTTTTCGATGTAGATATTTTCAGTTTGCTTAATTAACCTCTCACTATCGGGATTTTGTTTAAAGCTCTCGTGTCCATAGTGGTAAACATAAACGCCCGTTGCTATTACCATTTTATAGCCCAATAGAGACAATTTTAGGGAGTAGTCTAGGTCATCACACCCCAAGAATAAATCATTATCAAAACCGCCCAATTCGGTAAATACCTTCTTTGGGGTCATTAAAAAGAAACCGATTAGCATTTGGCTTTCAAGGTATCGGCCACCCATTCCCCTTAGTGCCATCACTGCGTTTTTCTTATAATTGTCATATTGTTGCATGTGATTGCCCGCATTTTGCAATCCTGCCACAAAATTGGATATAGGCCCCACGGCTCCGATTTTATCAGATACTTCTAATCCCTTGGTCATTTCCTCGCACCAAAATTCACTTACTATCGTGTCGGGGTTAACAAAGATCAGAATGTCCCCTTTGGCGTATGTTGCTCCATAGTTTGCCCCTCCTGAATATCCTAGGTTCTTTTCGGGAAAATAAACCGTACATCCATTTAGTTTGGTGTCCATCTCTCGGCTGTTATCAACTATGATAATCTCGTAAGTAGACTTAGGCGGGTGTTTTTGGATTGATTTAATACAAGCCTCCAACTTATCGAAAGCCTTGTAAGCAACTATGATTATTGAGTATTTCATACCTTTAAACATCCTATTCCGTACTTGTCACTAATTTCATACAAAACCGTAAACTTGTCTTTTAGCATCTCCCAAAGCTCTAGGGGGCCTTGGCATTCTGCAATGTCGTGAAACCATACGATAGTTCCCTTTTTTAAATAGGGCTGTACAAGTGCCCAGTCTAAGCGTACACCGCAAGGGCTGTGATCTCCATCGATACCGATTAGGTCGAATTTTACATTCAGGTCACTCAGAAAGTTTTCTGCTTCTTCGGAGTGGCTGTCTCCCAAAAACTCTTTGGTCTCTGGCATGTTTGGTTTGTTTAACTCTCTCCAAACATTTCTCCTGGGGTGTTTGTTTATGTCTATAGAATAGAACTTTTCAAACCTTATTTTATCGTAAATAAACCTCTCAGCACCACCGCTAGCAGTTCCTATGCTTAGATAGGTTTTTATTGGATACTCTTGGAGTGTTTTAACCAACCCAGCAAATTCCTTGGGGTCTTGTTGGATGTGGTAGCCTCCTACATTTGGGCCAAAAATGGCATCGTCAAGTCCAGCGTCGATGATTTCCTGGATCATAATTTAATCATCCCGCACCATTTACCCTGGTACACCTTGCCGTATCGGTTCCTTAACTCGTTAAAAAGTTTTTTGTCCGCCTCATTGGTAAAATTAATCAGTACGCACCCCTTAGGATTGATCTTGCATATACCGTAATTAGGTTTGGCTCCCTCTCCAAAAGTCTCTTGGGGTTCTTTGCCTCCAAGTATAAACTTCCAAAGCTCGCTGGGTTCTAGGGCATAGCGTCGGGAATCAATTGAGATAATATCATATGATCTTACTATCTCCCGTAGGAATTTCTTTTCCTTGGCCTTGTCGTTTTGTACATCCATTAGGTCGATGTGGTTAATGTTTGTTTTTTCTGATAGAAACCTATGCCCTCCAGTCTTTGCACTGTCCAAAGCTAGGTAACTCCTACAATCAAACTGCCTCACCAATGATATAATTGACGCAATTTCCTCTGGGGCATATTGGATATTATAGCCCTTGGTTCTGTCTTTATAGCCATTTGCTACTGTGATGTATTTCTTATAAAGCTCTGGCCGTTCGATTCCAGCCTCTATTGCTTGCTCGATTAAGCCCGCCATATTACCTTTCCTTTCAGTTTAGGGTCTTCCCATACTATCCTGATTATTTTCTTTACCTTGCCCCACCTGTACAAATTGATTATCGTACACTCAATATTTGGCACGCCGTCCACCTCTTCTAAGCTCCCTGCAATATTCCAGCTCCACCCAAACCACTTGAAAATGATTACTTTTTGGCTCCACTGCACAATTTGATATAATAATGGTGCAATACCTTTAAGTTCTTCATCGACTCGCTGGCTTATTTTGGCTAGTCGGTACTGGTTTTCAATCTGTAATCTCTTTTGCTCATCCCGTTCTTTGGTTAGTTCCTTAACTGCCTTAAACCCGTTTGCTCTAGCCTTCTCTCGGTTCATTCCTGTCTGGATATGGCCTTGACTGGTAAGGTGAGGAATAAGCCCTTTCATTTCCTTCAGAAACTTCTGAGGGTTCGGGGCGTTCTTGGTTGGTTCCATCATAGTAAACCGCTTTTCTTGGTTGGGAGTGTTCTTTTTGTTAAATATCCGTAATCCATCATTTCCATAGATTTATTTTCTGGCAATTTCTTTTTATAAACCTCTGTACACCATGTCATCATTAAAGCGTCGGCACAATCTGGGGAACTTAAACCCCTCTTTTTCATGTCTGCTTTCTTTTCGACTTGGATTAAATTCTTATCGTTGTATCCGTATTCTGCACCTGTCAAATCTTGGATTAGTTCGTTATCGTTTGGAAGTTCAATGCCAGCTTTTATAGCTTCATTCATCTTACCCCACATTTCAGCACGCTTGTTAAAATAGAGGTTTTTATTACTTGGCTCGGCTCCTGCGTGTACTTCAAAAATCAAACTCTCATCAACCAACTGTTTTAATCGGTCAACTACTCCACCGCCCACCCCGTCACCGTCCACAAAAATAATATCTGGTCTTTCCTCTTTTGTGTACCTCGCAACTATGCTTGCTGATGCCATCAAGTCCAGTCCACGCCACTTTTTAAGCAAAGTAACTTTACGGCCTTGTCTCTTTACCAAAACATTCTGGTCATCTCCAAATCGGGCTATATCTACACCTAGAATAATCGGAAAACTTTCAAATCCTTCCGCCTTATAGGTTAGGCACCTTTCTACATCTTCACTTGAAATAAACTGGTTGTTTCCTGCCCTTGGGAATACTCCCTTAACCCTCACTCGTACAAAGTCCGAATCTTCCCCGTAATCCTCGACCCATTGGCTAATTTTCTCTTTATTAGTGATCTTGACCGTTCGGCTGTCTACTGTGGTTCCTCGCCACCTGTGGGCCTGTGACCCAAAGCACTCCCTGAAACTTCCCGTGTTTTTTGTAGGGTTACCAAACACAAACCATAATATTTGGGTGTGCTGATCTGTTAGGGCTCCTTCGGTAACTTCCCAGATCTCCCTGGGAATAGCTGAAGCCTCATCAAAGACTACTAAGATTCTTTTACCCTCATTATGTAACCCAGCAAAAGCCTCGGTATTGTTTAGGCTCCAAGGTATCATGTCAGCCCGCCAAGTCTTTTCCCTGTCGGGTTCTACGCTAAAAAGGCTCGTGGCCGTGTACTTAAAAAGGTGTTTGGCGTACCAACAAAGCCTATACCATTTGGCTAGTTCGCTCCAAGTTTTGGTTTTTAGCTGGTTTTCGGTGTTTGCAGTGACTACAATTTTGGTATCTTCAAAGGTTGTAATTGCCCAAAGAATTATCCAACTTACAGTACAACTTTTCCCTATTCCGTGACCTGATTTAATAGCGTCCTGAATGATCTGGGATTCTTTGCCTAAGTTATTCCTTAGATCTTCGCCTAGTTCTTTTAAAAACTTGGTTTGCCATTCGTCTGGGCCATCTCTGCCTGTAAGTTCACCCTCACCCCACTTGAAAGAATACATTACCCATTTATAGGGGTCGTTAGTCATTCTCCCCAGGTCACCAATGAGTTCTCGGAGTAGATTAGGCTCCACGTTCCCTAGCTTTGCTTAGTTCGCTTGAAATCGAAACTGTCCCCTCGTGTTTTAGTCTCTCAACAAATAAGGCTTCTGCCTTGCCTAGTAGTTCACTGGCTTTTAGCTGGTCTTTAAAGTCTGCCTTTTCCTCTGCACCTCTTAGGGCATTTGTCCAAAACTCTTTTAGCTCGGTTATGTCGGCAATTCGTTTGTTTGAAGCTTGTTCTGATCGTTCTTTGATATAGTTTGCGATAATAACATTTGATAACAGCCTCGAAGATTGTTCTTGTGCTGTATCCTCGGAGTATCCCGCTTTTATTGCTGATTGAGTACCATTGAATGTTTGTAGATAAAAATCACAAAACTTCTTTTGTTTTTCAGTCATTTTCTGCGGTTTATTATCAGATTTGGCCATATCGTTAAAGTTAATATAAGTTATTTTGCTTGACAACGCAAGTAACTAATTTAAAGTGCTACATACTGCCCATTTGTGCAGGTAAACACTCACAAAGTATATAAAAGTTAAGGTAATTGTGTAGATAATGCACTTTTTCACAGTTTTATCTTTTCTTTTGGTGTTGACCATTGGCCCACGCCCAAAAAGTTGATCCTAGATGTCATGTATTCTTTTCCTCCGTAGTCAAAGGTAAAAGCGCTTATCATGGCATTTTGTGCTAGGCTTGCGGTCTTCTCTTTCCACACTTCTTCCAGGGTGTAGATGTAGTTAGCTTCTAGGCTGAGTGGTAGTGGGTAGGTCATCTTAGGCCACCACTTCCAAGGCTACAATTTCGCCTGTAAAAGTTTGTTTGATTTCGTAAAACTCCCCACTGAACCCTTCGATAGTGTCTAGTGTAGCATCTTTGCATGAGGTCGAGTCTTTAAAAACCCTTATTGATCCGTAGTCGAGTGTGTTAATCATTTCATTGTCCTTTGTTAAGTGATAATCCTAATCTACGATAAAAAGTCTTACACGTCAAGCCCCAAACAAATCTTTTTTAATCTTTTTTTTCACAGTACTCCAAAACAGTGTACAACCCCTGCAAAAATGTTCATGCCTTTTGTTGTATCGGCTCATTGTTATTACTTCAGGGTGTCCGCATAGAGGGCAAATCATTTCATCCTCGCAAGGTCGTAGTCGTGGAGTTGTTTGGCTGTGGCTCTGGTGTCATATCCCCTGTAAGCCTCATTGAAGCTTAAACTGGCCTCGCCTTTTTTTCCATAATATCTAAACTTCACTTTGTCAATAAATATTTTCACCGTGCCGTCTTCCTCTCTAAAAACAATCACTCCATTATCTGCTTTATTGTACCAGTGTGCTGAACCCGCAATATCGTAAAGGGTTGGCCGTTTATAGTTTCCCTTTTCGTCCTTGTATTGCTTTTGGGGGTGGGCAACTACCCATGTGGCTATCTTGTTATTTCGGCTAAAGGTTCTGATTTTTTTTAGGCTGTATCCAATGTGATCTGTTTCACTCATTCCCTTGGGTCTGTCGTATTCTAATTCGTTCCATGGATCAATCAAAAGCCCATTTACTTTCTTTTCTTTTGCCAAGGCTAAGATTTGGTCTAGGGTAATGTCATCCTTAGAGCAATCGACCAATTCAAAATGAGATTCTAAAAAACTACACGCCAAGTCTATATCTTTTTCGCTTGCTTTGTACAAATCCCGCTTTAAAAACTTTTCGGCAAGGACTCTCCAATGTACTTCTGGCGGGTAACTCTCTGGGGAGAAAATTAAAAACTTCCAATTATGAAAGCTGGCAAGGTTGACAAAAAGGTGATCCACCCAAGTACTTTTACCGTGTGTTGGGATTCCTGTCACTATGGTCAATTGGTGGTCAGATACTCGGTAAAGACTACTCAACTCATCCCATCCAGTTTCTAAGCCTTTTTGGAAAATTCCCTTTGAAACTTCCAAAAGTTTTTTTTTCATCTCTGTCATTGGCACAGATTTAATTGGTTCTTGTGGAACTGAATAGGTTACTAATTCGCCTTTTTTCCCGTAACCTTGTTTTTCAAGTTCATCACGCATTCTTTTAAAATCTTTGTTGTATTCCAAGTAACAAAGAACCGCCATTGGGCTATAACTTTTATTCGCCTCGAATATTGTACTTGTGGAAAATACATGTATGTTTTCACCTGTGGCCCCATAGGTTGCGGATACATTCTTGTTTTTGTCTGGCCTTCTCAAATACTGTATTCCACCCCTTGGCCTCCCCAAAGTCCAACCATGTTTAAGCAATAGATTTATTGAATCTTGGCCATTATGTTTCGCGTCGTAGTCATCGAGTACGCTAGTCCCACCCTTCAAATAAACCTTATGCTTTTCTTTTGGTACATCTTTGCTAAATGCTCTGGCAGTATCCATCAAAAGAAAATATTGCTCGTCGGTAATCGTGGGCAAGTCTGTCAAGTCTCCCATTAGCCTTCTATAGCCTTTGGTTGGTGCGCAAACAAAATACCCACCCTGCTCCCTTGTCTCTATACATTCGCCAAGGCTAGGGTCATCTTTGCACAAACCAACATTCCCGTGATATTCCCCTTTTTCATTTTTTGCAGTGGTTCTACCAACGATATGAATACCATTATTTACGGTTTTCTCGTAGTAAAGGCTTTCCATTAGTTCCTTGTCAACTGATCGCAAATAGTCTGTATATTCGTTTGTTAAACCGCTCTTATCGTTTTTTGTATCGATGTCAATACAGAAAATTCCATTTCCACAAACTACGCCAATTCCATGGTCAAAACTAAATGAGTCAAACTCCTCTTGTGTTGGTTGCTCAGTTTTCCACTTTAGCCAAGATTTTATTTTATGGGGTGCTTTGTCTTTTGTTGGGATTACAATTAGTCCAGCATCGTACAATCGTTTTGCTTCGTTTTTCATACTTGGTTACCGTCCTTATCCAACATTGGGGAAATTCCTTTTTCTTTCAGGTGTTCAATGTATTTTTCATAACCAAGTTTTAAAAGCAATTCGTCATGTTCTTGCAAAATTAAAAATTCCTTTTGCTTCTTTGGTTCCTCAACTTTCTTTCCCCAGTCCTTCCAAAAATCCTTTTTTAAAAACCTCTCTGGGTCTTTGGCAAATTTGTGGTCAATTTGGTCTGAATAGTTTTTTACATTTTGGAGTAGGGTTTCGATTTGGTCCTCTGGTATCTTTTGGAAAAGTTCCCATGTTGCCACCTTACCAACTAGGTTAGGATTTCTCCTAGGGTATGAAGACCAAAATAAATTAAAATTGTGGGTATATTGTCTTGTCTTGTCTTGTCCTGTAGTCAGGATAGAATCCTGCTTCTTCGGGATATAGTCGGGACAACATCCTGAATCTTCGTTTTCTTCCAAATTTGGGCAGTTTGAATCAATAATCCACCCAATTTCAGGGCTAGACATTCTTTTTATTGCTTTTTCGTACAAGTTGGCGGGAAAGCCTCCTATTAGTTCCATATCTTGGAAGGACAAGTCCCCGTCGCTGTCGGAAAGTATCCCGCGAACTGGCATTTTACTTGCCACCTCAACAATTGAAAGCCACATCCCAAAAATTTCAGGGCCGTCTTTCATTTTAGTTATTCTACGATATTTTTTATCGGCCGTGTCTGTGGGTATCGCTACCCACTTCATATCTTTACACTTTCGGGTATCGGCTTTTTCGTAGTGTTGATCCCAGTCTTTAATTGAGTATGTCATTTTTAACACCTCCATGCTCTTCCATATATATTATGTCTGCTTTGCCCCTATATTCCTCCATAACCCCATAAAAGTCCCATTCGTTTGCACCGTGCATAACAGCATCAAAAACATAAGCCAAAATAAACGCCAATTCGTTTGGGTTCGCATGTTGTTGCCAATACTCATAAAAATAATGGACACCAAAATTATTTGGTAATAAATGAAGAAACTCACTAAACTTAGTGTCTATCTCGTGCCTTTTTTTGTGGCAATCTTCGCAAAGAGTTATTAAGCAATCATCTGGGTACTCCCAAGGCTTTTTACCATCCGTGTAATACTTGTGATGTACATTTTGCATTTTATCTGTGTTGTTACAATCACAGCACTTAAACCCATCGCGAGACATTATCTCAAGGCGTTTTTTCTGCCAAAGTGGGTGTTTTAATAAATCGGAGTAATTACTCATTTTTCTGTCGCTTTCTCTCTGTCTTAGGTTAATTACTGGGCTTGCCTACCAATTAAGGTGCGACAGAGACGGCTTGACGGTCGAAAGCGGTTTGCAAACGGTTTGACCTGCCCAGTAACCTTAAATCTATACTTTTTTTCTCGGAGCGTCAAGATGTATTTTCATCACTTCCAAGTTATCTTTTTTGTCATAAATTATTACTGATAGGGTATGATCGGATCATTTAGGGATACAATCGTATCATATTGGGTATATTAGCGTTTTGTTGTGGAGTTATACGCCAACATTCGTATATATCGTAGTTATAGGCAACCCTAAAAGAGCCTCTGCTGTGAAATTGCCTCATTAAACCTTTTATCCATTGTTTGACAATAATTTTCATCAATTTCAAATCCGACAAACTCAAAGCCGTTTCTGTAACAAGCTATACGACTTGAACCACTACCCAAATGAGTATCTAATATTTTTGCACCAGCTTCAAGTTCAGCAAACTTTAAGCAAAATTCATATAGTGATACAGGCTTTTGGGTTGGGTGTATTTTATTTGTTTCAGCAGTTACAACGTGTTTGCTATAAATCTTTGCAGGTTTTTGAATACTCGACCAAGCAAATTCACACATTGCACTACTAAAATCGTAAGGCTGTTTTTTATCCCATATTAAAAAGCCTTGTGATTTCGGCAAATCAAAGTAGTTCCCACCCCAAATGATTTGATTTTTGCTTACCCTAAAAAGTTCTGTAAAATATTGCATTTCAGGTATGCTCATATCCCAATTTTTCTTTTCTTGCTTTTGCCTAAAAGGGTTGCTTGATAAGCCTATTCCGTATGGAGGGTCTACCAAAGCCAAATCAAAGTATTTATCAGGGTAGTGTTTCATACCCTCTACACAATCCATATTATAAACAACCGAAGAAGGGCTGCCTATAACATTGCATTGGCAAAATGGGGGCTGATGTAATTCTATTAAGCTATTGTTCATAATTCAACTTTTGTTTTTTAATTTGGCTGTGGTGCTAAAATGCCCCCACTTCGCCAATGCTTCAACGTTGTGCGTAATGCTAAGAAACAGCATCGTGCATAGGAATTGCCAATCCATCTCTAATCATATCCAACGCATCAAAATGATGTTCTAACAATCTTTTTGTAACAACAAATGGTGCTCTATTATGCCAATATGCCGTTCCATAACTTTTATATTCTTTCCAATATGCTTTAAAATTAGTGTATCCAAAAAAGCTGTTATGAAAAAAATCTTCTTCGCCGTTAAAATCAATTTTTAATGTCATAGCATCATCAATTGGTCTTAATATTGGCTTACAAAATTCAAAGAAAAAATCTGCGTTTTCAGGCGTTAGAGTTTTTTCTCTAATTTCATTTGGATTTGGTGCGTTTTCAACAACATCACCCAATCGATATTGCCCTTTAATATTGTAAGGCAAATAAAATGATAATCTTTCTTCTTTTGTCATTGTTTTGATTATTAAAGCACTAGGCACAACAGCGGGTTTACAAAATTCTGTATTTTCTTGACTCATAAATCTCCTTTAACTTCGTAAACCTGCAACCGTTAATAAAACCATTCCCAGAGTCACGGGCAAGCCTTACGGACAGTACCCGCTCACTCATCGAGACAATGATAATAAACTACTTTAAAAAGTTTTAAAAGTCAAGTCTAAAAATAAAATAATTATTTTAAAAAAAGTCTTGACAAGTAAAATTAAATAGAGTAAATTAGACTTATCACTTAACGAAAGAGACAAAATGAAACAAACTTACTTTCAAAAATTAATCTGGGATACTTGTAAAATCGAATCTATCGAATGCCCAGAGTCGATTATCGTAGCCCTAGACAGTAACGAGGGTTTAAAATTTGTGCTAGTTGACATCTGGCAGGAAGAATTTAAGAACGCCCAGCCTCTTTGTTTTTTCAAAGACGGCAAAGAAATTCAAGTGGGCCAGAGCTTCGAGCAACTTTTAGAAGAAATCGAGGCTTAAGATGAGCGGATGTTTTGGAAACGACCCATACGACCAGTATTTAGAATCCTTGGTAAACGCCCATTGTGATGATTCTGGGGTTATGACAGATAAATACTACAGCGACCTGGTAGACTTTCTTAGCTGTAAAAAACCATCAAAAGAAATCGAATCAGATGTCTACAATAAATTGAAAGATGGCGAAGCTATTGTATATGAGGGTAAAGCTGGAATTTGCATGGATGGTAAAATTAAGTTTTTTAAAACAATAGATTTAGACGAAATAATGGAAAGGCTTTCAAAATGAAATTAGGACAGAAACTTTTAGAGATCCAAAAGGTGTGTAACTACTTCCAAAAGGACACTAAGGGGTATAACTTCACATACACCGCTGGAAGTACGATTCTGGCCACCGTACGGACAAAAATGGACGAGCTGGGGGTATTGTGCTACCCCAAAATTTTGGACGCTAAAACGACCTTATTAGAGAAAATCTCAAAGGACGGCAAAAAGTCCAATGAGATACTAACAGAACTAAATATGGTTTTTGTTTGGAGGTGTGCGGAAACCGACGCTCAACTAGAAGTCCCTTGGTATGGTCAAGGGCTTAAAGATACCGAGCAGGGTATAGGCAACGCTTTAACCTATGCCGAAAGATATTTTCTTTTGAAGTTCTTTAAAATCCCCACCGATTCAGATGATCCAGACGCTTTCTTGAAAAACCATAAGGTTGAGACCATGGAAGAAAAAACAGAGCGTGAGGCAAAAGAGTTGGCATTACAGGAAAAAGAAAAACTAAACTCTATGTACAACATAACAATGGAACGGATAAACAAAAACAAAACCGCCTGGATCTCCCTACTTATTGACGAGGGTTTAATCACAAAAGGTCTAGAAGATCTAAAAAACAAAGAAAACCTAATCAATACATACAATAAACTTTCTAGCCTCGGTAAGAGGATATGAAAGAAATATACTGCGATATATGCGGACGGCAAGTAATTACACTTGAGAAAAATTCAGTAATCCATACTGGGTTTAAACTTAAGTGTAAAAAGTGCTTGAGCGAAAAGGAAAAGGCAGAGCTTCCAGAGGGGTTTAATTCTTTGTTTAAGAGGTTTACATGAAGGTTTTAAAATACATAATTGAAAACCCAATATCCTTTATATACAACTTTTCGACTTCAATAATATGCCTTCAACTTCTTTTTAGGGTCAAAATAACAAACGAATCAATAATGGCAATGGTTATGCTTTCGTCAATGTATTTAGGGAGTAAAATAAATAAATGAAAAAACTAGAATACCCAGACTTCTCAAAAGTCCCCACCGTACAAGATCAAATCGAGGGAATCAAAGCTATGAATGAGCGAATAAAAAGCCCCATGAAAACCTTCCAAGGTACATTCTCAAAGAACGGTAAGCCACAATGGGTAGACCCCGCGGGTGTAATCGAGGCGATGCGCTTTGATGGGGAGGGGGCTATACATATCGAGCAGTACGGGGTTAACAAAACGGTATATATGCAGGGATATTTTGAGGGTGTATTAGTTCCCAGTGTTCTTGAGTGCCTCCGCAATGCTGGTGAGTCCGCAATATGTACTAAAAACGATGCCAGGGCATGGATTAAACAAACATTCTTTTTAAGAAATACTTTCATGGTAAATGGTAGATTATTTTATGACACTTATTCGTTAAGCAATGTCGACTGGACTAAAAAGGAATTTTCAGACAAGATGGAATATATATGGCAATTCTTTATCGAAAACTATGATTGGACAATTCCACCGCCTGACCCAAAAAAAAGGAGTAAAAAATGATGGAAGAAAATTTTGATGGCATATTAAAAAGGTTGCAGTATTGGAGAACCCGCTCAGAATTGGCCGAGGCTTTTATCAGAGAAACCCCTTGCGATCCCGACACCACGCCAGAACAGGCGAACGCTTGGACGGCTTGGATGGACTTTATCAAGGACAACGAATGAGAAACTTTTTGCTTATTATGTTGGTTTCTGGGGCTTTAATGGCAAGTTATTGCTATCACTTATGGACGGGACTAAAACAATTTAACGACTGCGAGGAAGAACTATGAGAAAAACAATCACGCTAAAATTAACGCCTGAGCTTAGGGCAAGGCTGGAAAAGTACTGCGAAAAGAATGATCGTTCGGCTAGTTGGGTGATTAAAAACCTAATCGATAGTGACGAGTATTTTTTACAAGATAAAATGGAGCCTAAAAAGTTTAAGGGAGTATCTGAAAAACTGACAATAAGCATACCAGCAGATAAAAACGAGGAACTTTTAGAAATACTTTCTTTTTGGGGGTTCAAGCTACAGGATTATTTAAGAACCCAAATCTACCACCTCACCAAAGGGAGAAAGTACAAATGAAAACTTGGATATTCTGCTTAATGTTCTCAGCACTTGGTTACATGGTAGTTATAAAATACATTGTGAGCGGTCTATGATGCACCCAATAATGAAAGCTTGGATTCTATCGGATTATGTATATTTTGATGAAGAAGTACATAACAAATTACCCATGGAATTGAAGTGGGTCGCAACGCTTCGCCACGGTTCTGATAGGTGCTTTATCTTTAAGGATAGCGAAAGTCTACACATAGTTTTTAGGGGGTCGGATGATTTTTGGGATTGGATATCAAATGCCGACGCTGGACTATGGGGCCAGGAACACGATTCAATTTCTGAAAGTTATGAGAGTTTTTCTGGTGACATATCTCATATCGCGAAACACCATTTAAATTTGGACTTTGGTATATATGGACACTCCCGAGGCGGTGCTATGGGGACATTTTGCGCTGAGCATTTATCTATAATCAAACCCTTATCTTGTATAACTTTTGGTGCGCCCGCAGTGTATCGAAAAGAAGGTCGAGATCATTATAATAGGTTACCCATAGACCATACAAATATCTTTGTCCGTGGGGACATTGTAGCTACATCCAAATTAATTCACCTGGCAGGGTTTAGGCATGTCGGGAAAGAGGTAGTTTTGCCAGCTTCTTTTTTAAACTTATTGGCTTATTTTAGGGTAAAAGCACACCTTCGGGATACCCTGGATAAGGCAGTAAAAAAAAGATGGAAATAATTAAAATAAAACTTGCTTTTTAAGACTTAATTGTTTATTATATGGGTATGGATTTAGGTCAAAAGGCAGTCGAAGTTTACGAGATACTTCTTAAAACAGTAAGTATCGAACAAATAGTGAAAATCGCCCTGGAAGATCAGTTTTATAGCGATCTGATAGAGCAAACAATAAAAGCTTAACAAACAAAAAAGGAAACGAAATGAGCGAACCAATATACATCGGCAGCGGAAAAGAAATAGTTACCAAATACGGTAACATTCTTAAAATAAGCTTTAACCGTGAGGATATCCAAAAGATGTCAGAAAACCTAAACGAAAAAGGCTGGATTAACCTAGTTGCGAGTAAAAGAAAAACACAAACCGTAGGCTCCCCAACTCATAGCATCAAACTAGACGATTGGAAACCCGAAGCTAAACCACAAACCCCAAAAGATGTATCTAAAGACTTTGGAGCCGATCAACTACCCGACGGGTTGCCTTTCTGATGGACGATATAATATATGATTATATAGGCTCAGGCAGGTCTATATAGCTAACAGAACACTCAAAAGACAGGATAAAAAACATGCTTTTGAGAAAATGGCCCGAATTTGTGGTTGACCAAAAACCAGAAATAAGAAAACCGCATCACCTGGACAAGTACAATAAAAAATGATTACGAAGGAACGCAAACGGCTCCAAAGAATGGAGGCCAGAAAGCAAGGGCTTTGCAGCCAATGTTTTAAAGTTCCACCAGAAAAGGGTTTCAGACGGTGTAATGTATGTAAAAGAAAAGAAGCCGAGGCCCAGGAACGGCAAAGGAAAAAAAGAGAAAGTCTAGGTTTATGTCCCCACTGCGGGAGTAAATTTTTTAATGAAGGTTTTAAACACTGTACAAGAAATACAGGGTGCAGAAAGGGGTTATATGGAGTTAATTAGTCGAAATATCCCGCTTAATTGCGAGATTGTAATTGGTGGGGATACTCACATCGGTTCAACTTTATGCTATGAGAAGGGCATCGCAAAACTTGTAAAGTATGTAAAGGAAAACAAAGATGTATATATGATTCACATGGGCGACTGGATTGAGGCTATAGCAACCGATGACAAGCGATACCAGAGCGACACTACCAAAACACCCATACCTATGTTACAAGCCGACCAAGCCATAGAGTTATATTCAGGTATCTCAAAGAAGTTCCTGGTTGGTCTTTGTGGAAACCATGAATTTAAACTGCATAGATATGGAGACCTTGCCAAGTATATTTGTGATGGTGTTGGCGCACCTTATGGCGGGTATGTATGTAAACTATCCCTATACAATAAAGGCAATCTACTTTTTAAGGGATTTCTGGGCCACGGTGGAAGTGGTGCACTAACTTCAAACGCAAAAGACTATGAGCAAGGCTTAGCTAACCTCAAAGCTAACCTTAAAAAGAAGCTGGTTAATAAGGCCTCTGACTGCCTTATAATGGGATATGGCCACTATCACCAATGCTTAGTAGTTAACCCCGCAGAGAGGCTAATAATAGGGGATGACGGCAAACAAATCACCCAAAACTATTTAGGGGCTGGGGTAGGTACGGATAAGTATATTGAACCAGAAAGAAGATGGTATTTTTGCTCAGGGACTGCATTGAAAACCTTTGAGCTAGGAACGGCCAGCTATTCGGAGCGGGCAGGATACGACCCAATTGAACTTATGTATATATCAATCAAAATCCGAAATGGAAAACCTGTATCTGTAGAAAGGAAATTCTACTAATGACCATAAAATATTATAAAAAAGACACTAGTGGTGGTGTAAGTCTTAAGAAGTTAAAGAAAGCAAAAAAACTTGAGGATATGAAGCCAGAATTTCAGGGGGAAGTTAAGGGATTTAGTAACCCCACATACATTGATGAATTTATGGCAATCTATGAGTCTTCAAAGTTTAAAAACAACGGCACAAAGCAACAAAGTGCAGTAGATTCGGTCCAAGACACCCTAAACGAAAGGGGTAAAAGGTACGGGGAATTTATCGGTAACGCTACTATTGCGCAAAAGATAAAAAAGGCCATGCAAGAAAGTAAAAATTGGGAGCTGTTAGAACCTGACCAAAAAGAAGCCCTTGAAGTTACTGCATCAAAAATAGGTCGAATACTAAACGGTGATTTTATGTATATAGATTCATGGCACGATATAGGCGGGTTCTCTCAGTTGGTTGTAAACCGTTTAAGAGGGGCACAAAATGAAAAGGTATCCTAACTCAACAGCTTTTGATTACTTTAAAAAAAGATGCATTCACTGGAGTAATACATTCTGTCTAAATGGATGGTATGGGGATTACCATCTTGGAGATGTAGATGATGGATTCGCAGCCGATTGCTACGCTAACTGGGAACAAAAAATATTTTCAATAACTTTAAGTAAAAAATATACACACCTACCAAAAAAAGAATTAAATAGGCTTGCATTACACGAAACCATTCATATACTTTGTTCAGGAATTATGTTTATGGCTGTTCAAAGGGAATACAACGATAAAGATGTTAGGGCAGAAGAACATTTAATTGTCAGGATTTTGGAAAAGGTATTGTTGAAATGAAAACAGACATTGCAGATAAACTAATAATCAAAGGGCTTTTAGCCAGAGGCTACCCTATTACAGGGATTGCCGATAAGTTAAAAATCTCAAGGTCAAGGGCTGTAAAGTTAATGCTTACTGAGAAAGATTACCCTAGTTTAAAGCTACTTTCTAGGGTAAATGGGAATAATGCAGTGCAGGAGTGCTGGCCTGAAATCGTGTATATGTTGGAAAGGAACGCTAGTATCTATGAAGTGGCCGAAAAGTTAAGCCTAAGATATAGCGACCTTAAAGAACACCTTTTAAAAACAAAGTACAAGGAAAGACTGCAATTAAATTCTACATTTTCAATTCGACTAAAAAAGGATGTAAAAGAACTATTAATTGGTCAATCACTTACCAAGGGTTATAGTTCTTTGGGTGGGTACATAACAGCAATTTTAACAAAACAGGCGAGGAACGGATGAAACATATATTTTATTTTTTAGCCATATTTCCTATACTTTGGGAGGCAACCAATATACAAGATGTTAAAAGAACCCATAATTTTATACTTAGCTTTAAAACGAAAGATAAAAAAAATCTTACGGCAACACATTTAACTTTTTCTATTTTTGCTCTTTCATACGGCGTTTGGACTCTTTTGGGGTTATTAACTTTTCAATGGCCTGTATTTTTATTATTTTTTGCATTGTCTTTTATCCCAAAAGTAAACCTATTTACTAGGTTTGTAGATAGTATTATAAGCTTAATAATATTAGTATTCATAGTTTTAAACGCCTATCATTTTAAAATAGATTTTACACAATTTTTCTAAGGAGAATAACAATGTTAGAGAATTTAAAAGAAGGGGACACCATAAAGATAGGTGAAAAAGAGTTTGAACATTTTACAACAAAAGGTGTGGTTTTTTTAAAAAACAATTTAGGAAATGAAAAAGCCTTTGCCATGGAAACCTTAGGGTTCCTCGGAGCTGAGATAGTAAGGAAAGCACCGCCTAAGAACTCACCAATAAGATATCGTTTTAATGGGGTTAATTATTATGGTGTGTATACTGGGAATGGTATTGTAAATAATATGCTGGTTATTCGTATTGCCGACTCTTTTAAACACATTTGCGATTGGGAAGTACTGGAGATAGAAAAATGAGAAAAATAAATAAAATTATTGTACATCACTCGGCAAGCAATGGTAAAACAACTACCCCAGAGGATATTTGGGATTGGCATAAAAGCAAAGGATATAAATTAATAGGGTATCATTACCTAGTCGATTACGACGGGATTTTACACCAAGGCCGAGACGAAAACATGGTAGGGGCACACTGCAAAGGTAAAAACCTAAACTCTCTGGGTGTGTGTGTAATTGGAAATTTTCAAATAGACTTTCCCTCAAAAAAACAAGCCGAAAAGCTTAGGGTACTTTTAACAGATCTTAAAAAGAAGTATCCCGACGCTAGTATAGAGGGCCATCTTGAAAACGCTAATACACTTTGTCCAGGTATAAACCTTATGCCATATCTTAAAGATTTAAGGGGTACTTTGTGAGTGGCGGAGCTTTTGACTATAACCAGCATCGAATCAGAGAGATATATCAAGAAATAGAAAAGGTGCTTTTAGAGCAAGGTAAAAAAAACGAGTGGGGGCATCACTACCCTATTTATTCAAAGCGAGTACAAAACAAGTTTAAAAAGGCCATCAAAGCCCTAAAAATAGCCGAGGTGTACGCCCAGCGTGTAGATTGGTTAATCTCTGGGGACGATGGCGACGAAAGCTTTTTAGAGCGTTTAAAAGAGGATTTGGAGGCGTTAAAATGAAGGTTATATTTGAAACCGACGATATTACTGAGGTCAAAAGACTATCCAAAGCGAACGATATGGCAAACTTTATCTGGGAGTTAGTACATAATGGTTGGCGGGATTTTAAGCATACTGACTACGACTATGAAAAAGCATGGGATAAGATAAACGAGCTTTTAATAAAATTTGGGATTGATGTAAATGATTTGGAATAATAGCATATAGACGAATGTTGGCGTATAACTATATTAGGAAATTATGATAAAAACCCCTTGCTGTAAAGCCGATTACCACAAACTAGGACGGGCAAATTATAGGTGTGTGAAATGTGATGCCGATGTGACGATACATTTAGTTTTAATCAGTATGATTGAGGAAAATAATGCAGATAAAAAAGACAAAAAAGCCAAGGGTAAAAGAATCAACAATCCAAGACCAACTTGAGCACTACCTTGATTTGAAGGGCATCACCTATGTAAGGTTTCCTGACTCGCTGTATCGTTATATTTTCGCTAACCCTATGATTCCAGTCTATGTTAAAAAACAGTGTAGCGACTATATGAAGGGGGTTCCTGACCTTATTATCCTTACACCTAACAAAGAGTATAACGACTGCCTTTTATTGGAAGTAAAGGCCAAAGATGGAAAGCTATCCCAAGGCCAAAAGAACTGGCAAAAAGGATTAAATGTTTATACTGGCTATGGGTTCGAGGAATGCAAAGGTATCATAGATAAGTATATTGAAAGCGTAAATGTCCAGTAAATGATGATAAAAACTGGACAAATAATTTCACAAATACTTATATGTTTTTGTGAAAAATTTTGTTTAATTTTGTACGAAAACCTGGGCATTAAGTTGATAAATCGACCTTAATTTATGATAAACAATACAGAAACTCTATTTCAATACTTCTTTGTATGTTTTTGTAGTCATCCTTAACCGCAAAAATGCAGTTTGGATACTTATTAACCGACTGGATTTTATCATAAACTTCAAGGGCTTCATAAGTTTTATAATGGTCAACTGGGAAGGTGGCGGTTACAATTACTCTAGGGGTGTTTTTAAGGGCTTTATAGGCCGTTTCCCAGTCTATCCCACGTAATCGATGGGCAAAAATTAAAACGTCGTATTGGCCTATATCTGAGGCTGTAAAACTATTATATGTATCGTATAGGTCAGGCTTAAACTGACTAAACAAGCTTTCGTAAACTTCTAACATTCCACGACTATCGACAATGGCGAGTTTCATTTAAACACCAAATAAATAGTTCCTAGACCGACAAGTATAGACATAATATACCCTATCATCGAAAAGATAGAGACTATAAAATCTTTATTTTGTAACATCGCTTTTTTAAAATTCATAATGTCTTCAATTTTCGCTTTGCAACACTCGATACTTTGGTTAAAGCTCTCAAACTCTTTTTCCCAGTTTTGAACTCTAATATCCGATGTATCTAAGTGGCTTTTTAAAAGTGCCTCTAACTGGCTAAGGTCTTTTTGTAAGTCCCTAACCAAATCAAAAAGCTTTTCGTGTGTATCGTCGGTCATGGGGAAATACCCAAAAGTGAGAGTCCATTTGCAATTAGGTTGTATTTTTTAGTATATATTCCATAGGCAATAAGGATTAAGCCAAGTACTATAGTTACATTCTTCGGCTTTAAGTGTTTTTTAACTTTGTTCATACAAGTTCCTTCCACAAACCAGATGTGCTGATAGTTGCTGTGTTAACACTCTCGCCCGATAGCGTAAAAGTATCGCCTGGGCCCAAAATTATTTTATAATCCAAAAGGTTCTCAATTACTTTGTCATTCTTGCCTGCTAATGGTATAGATAATACAACTGTGCCACCCGTTACCGTGGTTCCTGCAGTGTCGTAGCTTACAACCGAGTTTGTGGCGTTTATATCGGTATAACTTGGCGAACCCCCCAAAGTAGCGTTTTTAACCAACCTCAAAACACCTAAATTATTAGCCGAATTTGCTTCGATTGCTACAACTATTCTTTCAATTAAAATGTCTATAAAATTAGTTTTACTTGCGTAAGTAGTTTTGTTTTTAATCGTTACAATAGCTGTTTGTGTTGTTATAGAGCTTTTGGTTTGTATTCCAGTTGTATATTGTGGTTGTTGAATTTCGATAAACCCAGTTCTACCCTCCACAAAATAAGCATAAGAAGCACTTTTTACAATTAAACTATTAGTAGTGGCTTTGTTATTAGCATACATAAAAAAATGAAAGTTAGGCATGTAAACTGAGGGGGATGTATATGTATTTGCATAGGGTATAGTGGCAACCAATTCAATTTTACCAGTGCTGGGAGTTTCATAATAAACATACTGCGCCCCCCCTCCAAGATATTGAAACTGGATATAAAAAACATTTAGCTTTGTTTTATCTAGGGTTACACCACTTGCGCCCGTACCATCCAAGGGATCTGTCCAGCTTGCCAGGGGAGTAGTGGTTACGGCATCGTTTTGAAATCTGTGGAAACCAAATACAGTTCCAATATATCCTATCATATACCCGTTTTTAAAATCGGCTGTACTTCCTAATTCATCCGCAAGGCCAATTAATTGTGATGTACTCGCCACGGGTGCAGTAAATAAAGCCGTAAACCTAACTAATCCACCCTGTCCAGTTCTATACTTTGCGTGCTTGGTAGTTTGTAAAATAGCTTTACTTGCGGTTGTGGTTCCTGTAGTGCATACAGCCATTGCGTCGGCTTGCGTTACCGTACCGCTGGCAGTTACTGTATTTGTATTGATATCGGTATTGCTTACAGTATATTCAAAGCTACCTTGTAGAATAGGGGAAAGCTCGGCCATTATGGACTCACCAAAAGCACCTTTTTGGGAATTTAAAACATTTACATTTCTTAATAAACTCATGCCGCTACCCACCTTGTTCCGTCGTATCTTAAAGATATATTTTCACCAATATATATTGGTTGAATTGCTGTACTTGTATAAATAGCTTTCCCGTTTGGGTTTATCGTACATGCAAAAGTTGAATTAATACACGCTATATCATAATATTGCCCAGAAACTGGACTCACTGGCAAAGTTATTGCAACCGTATTGCTAGTTCCGTCAATGGTTACATATCTATCTGAGGTTGTCATTGTGTAGTTTGCAGTCTTTACACTTACCCCAAACTCCCTATTTTGTAGAGAGTTCCAGTCCTTAGCCGATACAAATTCAGCATAATTACTGTAAATGTGAGGTATGTTGTTTGAGCTACTCATAAACTGATAACTGGTTGCGTTACGGTCATTCTTTGGATTAACTCAGCTCCCGAACACACATTTGAAAGCTCGACCACGTTGCTATCACTTGACCCGCAATTATCCGCCCTTACCCCGCAATAATAAGTAGTCCCACCCTGTAGTAAAGTGATGGAATCGCCTTGTAAGTGTACAATAGTTGAAGTTACAGTACTTTTAACTCTCATCGCCAAATATGTAGAACTAAATGGATTAGTAGCGTTTCTTATATATATATCATAACTTGTAATTGTCCCAGTTCCCGCCGCCCATTCAACATAAAATTTATTGTTGCTTAGTATTTCAAATTTAGTTATCCCCGCAAAAGTAGGCGCAGCGGCTGAGGGTATTTCTGGATTTAACCCAGCATTTAAATACTGTATATTGGTCGCCTCGGCACTCATTCCACTCCTATAAACTGTGTTAATCATTTCAGCCGCAACCGCTGGGGTAAAATCATCACCTGCCAGGCTTGTATATGGATCGCTTGCGCCATCAATAGAGTCACCTAGCGAGTATATTGCCGAGGTTGTGCCTCCAAATTTTGCAGTGTTATTGTAAAAATAGTTTTGATTCTCCCAAACCCAAGATGTTCCTGTAGCGTTTGTTTGTATTCCTGTGGTGTTATTTGTAATTGAACACCGTGTCACCTGGGCATTATAATTACTTCCGTTATCAATTCCTTTTCCGTTTCCGTCTATTACACAACCGTCGACATTAGTGCAATAAGCAATCCCATGAACTGAGTTATTATGTACAACACTATTAACAATTGAGGTCAAACCCATAGTTACTCCGCGAGCATTACCGATTACTTGACAATATCCGATATCACCGTTTCCATTTGCAATTATTCCATAGCCTGTGTTATTTGAGGCTTTGCAATTAAGGTATGTCCCATGGTCATTTTGATAAGCACCGCCTGCATTATTTCTAAAACTACAGTTATACATCCCTCCATACGATCCAGGTCGTAGACCGTAAGTTGTGGCCCGTATAAATTCAATATGTCTATAATGGCAATAATTGTAAGTGTGCGCCTCTATACAATATGCCCTTAAATTGGCTGCGTCCAGTATCGCAAGTGATCCGTCAATAGCTCCCGTCGTGGCATTTACTCCGACAAATCTTTTAGAATTACCAGTTACATTTAAAACCGCTGTCAATGTAATAGTCTCAGCGGAAAAATAAAGAAACTCCCCAGCACCTACGGCCGCTTCCTGGGCTACAAAATCGGAAATAGGGGCACGATTGGCAAAACTTGTTCCCGCCAAAGTACCCGCACCCGCTTGACTAATCCACCTGTTAGACATCTTTTAACTCTTTTTTAAAAATTCTTAATTCATCTTTTGTAAGTATGTTTTGGTTATTTTTAAGTATATTGCTAATTTTATCTTTATCTGCCTTTTTTAAATTTTTAGGGTTTTTTAAAGGGTTTATTTTAACAACTCTCACTGTGCCCATCCTGGTAATATAATTTCTGTATAGTCGTACTCGTTTTGGTTATAAGAGCAGTTTTCATCAATTACCCATGTGTTTTTAATATCCACGCCGTTCAAATTGCAATTTAAAAAAGTTAAATCTGCGACATCGTTAAAAATCTTTGTATATGGCTTAGATCTGCTTAAATTACAGCTAATAAAAACATCGCCTTCCTGGACTGTTGGAAGTACTTTTGAGTTTAAAATCTCGCCATTATGTATATAATCATTAAGGCCCCAATTCTCGCCGTGGTATATCATGTTTTTAGTACTCCTGTTAAAAATCCAGTACCTGAATAAGTAAACGTCCAAGTGTTCGTACCGTCCGCAATGGTTGAAATTCTATCGGAACTATCATATGTTTTTGTGATTGTTTTTAGTGTTGCCCCTACCAATTTAACCAGCCCGCCAGTTTCCAGTCCGCTTGTATAGGTATGGGTTAACTCATCGTATTTTAAAGTATGTAGCCCCGCGTCGGATATATGAGTATCTACCGCCGTGTGTGTAGTTGACCCACCGTTTGCAAAGGTTGTTAGTTCGGTATTATCTGCGCTTGTCAAGTGGTAGTATTCCCCAGCCGTACCACCCTGTAAATCAGATCTGTTATTATGCAATACTGAGGCATCCGTAAAATGTATTGAGGCATCCGCCCTGTGGCTAATTGAGGAAGTTCTTTCGCTATCTAGTTGGGTGTGTGTTGCGGTTCCGCCGTTTAAAAATATGACCGCCTCGGCGCTGTCTGCACTGGTTAAATGGTAATACTCCCCAGTTGTTCCGCCCTGTATGCCTGTGAGGTCATTGTGGGCAAGGGAAGCATGGGCAATGTATGATTTAAGAAGAAGTCTGGTCTGTTTAATATCATTATCAAGGGAGTCAAACCACTCTAGCCAGTTCTTTGTAAAGTACTCTCTGTAAGTGTCGAAAGGTGGGATAGATGGCCGTCTCATTCCTCACCTTTTTGCTGTTGGTATAACATCCAAGGGCCTACTGGGGCAAGTGCTTTTAATATGTTAGGGTCTTGGGGGTCGAATGTGCCTTGGTTTCCTGTGGCGGATTTTATTTGGGTGGGGCTAAAAGCGATAACAGTATTACCAAGTAATGAAGGCCCTGAACCGTTATCTTTTATATTTTTAATAATTACGCCATCGTATTTATTAGATTTTTTAGCCTCTTGCGCAATTTCGTTTACATTGTATTTTTTATTTTTAAAGTCAACATCAAACCAAGAGCCACTTTTCCCGTCAACAATTAAAGGGTTTTTTAAAGAAATGAAAGATGGTATTATATTAGCTTTTTCTTTATACTCTCCATTAACTGTTTTAGTGTATCCACCCGCCACACTTGGTTTACTGCTAAAAAAATGCAATCCTTCACCAGCCTCTTTCCATCTTTTATTTCCCGCTTTTTTATTATCAAACTCATCAAAGTCAATATCCGTACCATGATAAACCACTAAAGGCTTACCCTCTTCGTCTACCACCTTGCTATCACCAAACCAGTTTTTGAAATTGGGGTTGTCAGTTATTGATGGTTTTGGCCTATAAATGTACTCTTCTCCCATAGGTTCATTCATGTCGTCTAAAATTTCGCTTGCCTTAACTTTTTCCTCTATTATGTGTCCATTTCCTGCGTAATCTTTGGCAAGTTGTTTGTTAGTTGTAACAAAATCTCCCTTATTTATTTTGCTTTGGTTTTTTGGGGCGCCCCTGTAAATAGTAATGGTTTCATTTGGGTTAATTTTCATTGTTTTGTCAAGTGTTGTAATATTTTCTCCCAAATCGGCGATATACCTAAGTTCTGGATTATATTTTGTGAAAACAGTTCCTGTTGGGTTTACGCTAGTTACAATATTTTTACCAACCTTTTTAAGCCCTCCCAAGGCTAATCCACCTACTGCCATAGCTTTACCTACTGGGAATAAATTCTCTGCGTCTAGTAGGTTCTCTAGGCCAAATCCAACCATTCCGGCGGGGCTTCCTTTAAAAGGGCTTTCGCTTATTCCACTTCCACTGTATTGCATTGGTTTGGTTTGGTCTGGGCTATACTCTTTTTGGCTCAATCCCAAATTACCCGCTATTTCTTTTCCGCTCACATCGGGTACTTCTTCGGTTACTGATTTTGCTAGTCCCTTAAAAAACTCCCAAGGCTTACCTGTCTTTATTGCTTCGTTTGTGGCGTATCTAATCGGTTTGGCTGTGTTGTCATCAAGGGTCTTTAATGCACCTGAAAAACTACTTGGAAACATAGGTTCAAAGTCTCTGGTTGCTCCCAAAGATCGTTTGGTTTCCTCTAGTTTCCTTTTCTTGTAGTCTTCCATGCTCATTTTTTAATCCAGTTCTTTTCTTGGCTAGGGTCTCCACCTTTAAAGATATATCCGTCTTTTTCTTCCCCGCGTTTTGGTAGTCCCTCGGTAATATCTTTCCCTGCTTTAATAGCGTTTATTCCTGCCTCGGTTACTCCGATTTTCTTTAGAGTGTTTTCAAGTTGCCCTATTTTCTTTGGGTCGTTGGTTTCTCTTAGTTTCTTTGTAGCCCATGTAAGGACTTTTACGGTCTTAGGCGAATCTTGTGTCTTTAATGCAACCCAATAAGCAATTCCTGGCCATCCACTTGATATTGTGGCCATACCGCCCGCCATATCCCGAACATTAAATGGTAAATTCCTATTTTTTACTGCGCTTCTGGCTTCGGCAACATTGTTAATAGGTATCAAATCGGACATTATCCTATTAAGGTCTTTTATTTCTCCCTCTGGAAGTTTTTGCTCTAAAGCTTTTTTTAGTTTTAATGCCATTCTTGAGGCTATTTGTGACCAAATTTTGGAATCTGCGGGTATTGAGGCTTTTAATGATTCTGCCATGTGTTCCCAGCCACCTTCTGACCCCATCTTTTTTTTCAGGGTTTGAGCGTCGGCAATATTTACAAATCCATTAGGTGCTATTTCTGTTATATCGTCTTCGAGTTTTTTTAAAGCTTTTTTTAATTCTGGTAAATTCCCAAAAAATTTAGCTTTTTCCGCTGTTGTATTAAGTTCGTTATCTAGCTCCCTGTATAATTCATTTAAATTTACCCTTACCCCGCCGTCTTTACCTTCTTTAATTAATTGTTTTACTCTACTGTTTGCTTTCGCAATTAACTCGCCAGATTTTTTATATATTTCGTCTTCGCTTCCCTGTAAGTTATATTTAAAAACATTTGCCTTTTTATATCCCTGTCTTATGTTTGCTTTTGTAGGCTTTAAAATTACAGTTTGTAATCTGCCTGCTAGTTTTTCGGTTCCTTTAGATATATTTTCAGCTCCGACTTTTTCCAGACCTTTTTCTATTCGTCCCTTAATAACTTTTGGGGTAACTCCACTAACTTCTTTAACTAACCCGCCTGTTTTTTGAATAGCGTTTTTTGCGTTTCCTGCACTAAATGAAGGACTATTTAAAGCACTTGCCCCTAAGTAATTGACCCCAGCTAAACCCTTTTGAAATAGGTTACTTTCTGGGTCTGTCATCATTTTTTTAGAGGCTTCTTGAACTGGTCTAAAAATACCAGTACTGGGGTCAGCTAAACCCTCTTCAAAATTTTGTAATCTATTACCCCTCTGTTGTCCTGGTAGTATTGGCTCCAAAGCACTTCCTAGCCATCGGCCAGTATAAGACCCTAAATCTGATACTGTAGCCCAGGCCTTTTGAAATGGTTTTCCCTCTTCCTTGTCCATGGCCATCCTGGTAGGCAAAACCTGCTCCCATGCCGTCGGGCCTTGTTTCCATCGCTCTTTTGTTATTGGTTCGGCCTGTTTAGGTGTTTTAACGGTGTCCATTGTCAACCCCTCGGCCTCCATTAGACTATCGATATTAGAATCGTCAACAATAAGCCCTTCGGCTTTCATTAGTTCGTCGATTTCTTCTTCGGTCATTGTTTACCGCCAAGCTGATCTATAATTGATTTAGATTTAGGATTGTTTGGGTTCTCCCTTGCCCAGTCTAGGAGTTTTTGTTTTCCTATGGTTAATCCCTTTATATCGGTGATTATTTGCTTTTTTCTTACCGCTTCTTGTGCAGTAACTGCCAGGGCATCGTCCAATTTAAGAAGAATCTCCCCAACTGAATCATAGTAGCTTTCAGGTGATTGGTTGGGATCTAAATTAGCAATGGTTGACTTAATAGTATCCCACTCTTGATTTGACATTGCCCCAAAAGTTGCCCCTGCATCCTTCATTTCTTTTATTGCTATTGGCAAAAGTGAGTTTACAGCGTACTCTAATTTTGCTTTAATATCTGCTCCTGTAGAACCTGGCATTGAGGCCAATCCTTTTCCAAGTCCAGCGTTACCCCACAAATCTTCATTATCATATATATATTTCACATCGTCTTTTATTCTTTCAAATTTTCTTGTGGTATTTCCAAGGGTCTGTACACTGGCCTGTAGGTTAGCGTCTTGTTCAGCAAATTTTCGCTTTGCTTGGTCTTTTCTAATACCCAATGCCCCTGATTTAATTTCTAAATCTCTTTCTTTTAGTGCTTGGTCTCTTTTTTTCATTTCACTTTGAACTAAAACCCTACTCATTGCGCCCTTGTTTCGTGCGTCGATTAGTCCTAGTTCTTGGTCGTAATTTAGGCCTTTTCTTATGCTTGGGTTAATATGGCCCGTGTTTATTCCAGCTAAATAAGCCTCTTCTTCTGTTAATCCCCTTCGTTTCATTTCTGGGGCCATTTCTGGCATTGTTGCATCGTTTGGAACTTCGGGTTCCATTTGTAGGCTTTGATTTGGTTTTAATAGATTAGGCTCCATGCTTTGCCCAACTTGCATTGTTCCGCCAACTGGGATTCTTCGCCCTGTGGGTACTTGTTGACCTGTGGGTTCTAGTTTACCCTCTTCGTGTAGTTTTAAATAAGATTGGAAAGCTTTATTTTCTTGATCTTTCTTGGCTTGTTCGGTTTTACTCAAAGCAATCTGCTGTTTCTGTAGCTCCTTTTGCATCTCCAAGGCTTCCGCTTTTTGCTGTGCCTCTAGTTCTGCCTGTCTCTGTGCAATTAAGGCCATCTTGCGCTTCTCTATCATGTCTCGCATGCTTCCAAGTACTTCACCGCCTTGCATTAGGGCGTTTCCAGCTATCTGCCAAGCGTTTTCTGTAGGGGGTTGAAAAGGATAGGCCATTACATGCCCACCCTTGAAGCGTAGTTTCCGTAAGAGCTTAAAGCCCTGTCTTCTTCGCCTTGGGCGTAGTTTCCGTATTTAAGGGCTTGGTCAAGTTCTAGCTGTCTTTCCTGTTTGGCTTCTTGCTGTCTCAATCGCTCTTGTTCCGCCTCCCACATTTTTCTTTGTAATTCGTATTGCTTTTCCATTGCTTGATTTTGTTTGTATGCTCCATAGGCTCCTAGTCCTATTCCTGCAATCGAGGCTATAGGGCTTGCAATACTTGCGAAAGTCTGGGCTCCTTGGGCGAAGGGGCTAAGTCCTTGGGCTGTGTTTTGGTAGTTAAAACCTTGGTATGTTGGGTCTGGTGTGAACATTATTTGCTCCTATGCCTGCAGCTGTTGGGGGGTTATATCGCTTAGGTTGTTTCCTAAGCTTGTACCTACTCGCCTGTATATGTACTTCTTTTCGCCTGTTTTCGGGTTAATTAATTCGACGTAATCGGTGGTGTGTTTTTGTCCATCTATTTTAAAATGACCCGCGGTGCCTAGTTTATAAGGTGTCCCCTCGATGTTTATCATGCCGTCAGGGTTGTTCTTTTTAAACTCCAATACTTCGGTGGAATGTACTGGCACGGCTCCAACTGCATAGCTCTCCCACTCATTACTTGATTTTAAAGTATTTTCTTCTTCTGGTGTTAAAGGTTGTCCAAGTCTTTGTTTTTCTTCAATTGCCTGTAGTTCTCTGGCTGTAGTGGCATCTTCCAAAGGTTTGTTTTTGGCTTCGTCGCGTGCTATCATTCTATCCCTAACTAGCTTAATTCCTTCGGGTGTTTTTGGATCTATTCCAGTTGTGGCTCGTATCCATCCCTCGGCTTCGGCTTGTAGCTGTTGCATGTTGTCCATGCCTCTATAATTTTCGTTTATGGTTCCACCTTTATCTATAACATTCTGTAATGCTACGGCTGGGTTTATTCCACTTGCAACCTGCCTATTAAATTCCTGTCTCCCCTTTGTGTCTTGGATTAGTGCAGAATATCGGCTAGTTTGTTGGTCTACGTACCCTCTTTCCCCTAGTGCCTTGGCAAATTCAGAATCTTCTAAACCGCTTGCTCTATTCATTGCCAATTCTGATTCGCTTCTTTGTACTGCGTTGGCTTGGTTCTGCTCGGCTAGGTTGGCACTATTTGCCCCTGCCTGCCCTTCCATCAATGCCCTTTGATATTGTCTACTGCCTGCCCCAAATGGACTTTGAGCCATCATTTCTTGGGTTTGTTTTTGGGTCTGGTAATTCCTTCTTGACGCGTTTGTGTCGGCTGTGTTTTGGGCGTTTACGGCTACTGAGCTTGGTTTTAATAGATTATCAGTAACTCTTTGTTGGTATATTTTCCCTGCCTCTGTGATCATACCAGGGGTTTGTAGGCCGTTGTTTGGTTGTTGTATCTGTACGGCTTGGTTTGTTGGTGCTTGCCGTACAACCGTTTCTGGTTGCGCTTGTTTAGTTGTAATAGCATTTTGAAGGCCACTTTGTAGCTGTTGTTTTAGTCTATCCGCATAACCTAATAATGGGTTTTTAATCCCTAAACCTATGTTATTGTTTTGTGGTTGGATTGGTGGTTTTGGGGCCGTTGAGTCCTCAATTTGCTTTTGTTCATTTCTTAATGTGTCAGTTCTAAATGCCATTATTTACCTCTTCTTAAATATACTTTAAATTGTGTTGTTGGGGTTGACATTAAGCTGTCTTCCTACTTATCTCTTGCCAGTAAGTGCCATCAAACCAAACATGTAAAACGGTGTCGGATGCGCAAACTAAATCCGCAGATCCTTGAAGTTTAAACATTCCCGCTTGTTTTGTCATTGTGTGCGTACCTGTACCTGCGTCTGTGTATGGTATATATGTTCCAGCAATAGCGTTGGCGAGTGATGTCGCAACCCTAGAAGTAGTGCCAGACACTCTCACAATCCAGTAATCAGTTGCCAAACTTAACCCTGTTGGCAAAGTGGTTGTGGTGGTAAACCTAACTTTCTCTAAGGTCTGAAAGTCATCTGTATATGTTAATAAAAGACCTGAAGAACTAGACGCTGTGAATGTGTTTGCCATTGCTGTATTGTGTTTTACAGTAGGCGTACCAGAAAATTGCAATACAATATCTGTACCAGATTGCACTCCTGTACTTGTCATACCATTTATTTGTGTATTTCCAGTAACAACAAATTTATTTCCTTCGGCTGTCAGAACTAAATCGTTTGCAGCAGTTAGATTCGCACCCTTGCTCATTTCTACACGCCGAGGAAAACTTACATAATCTTTACCTGTAAGGATATTCATTACTGATGTACCAGATACGGCTCTAAGATTAAAATCAAAACTAGAGCCTGTTAATGCTTGGGCTACAAATCCAGATATTAGAGTGCTATATATTTTCCCTGCACCACTACCATCAAGAAAATCTACTGTATATGGGTCTGCTATTTTTAGCGCTCTCCATACATTAGACGAAACATCCCATATTACCATGCACACATCATTAGTATTTAATACTAAATCCGTCCCGCTATGCGTTGTAAATTTATTGCCAGATGATGAGCGAGAACCGTTATTTGTTAAGGTTATAACAAAAGATGATACATTGGATAAGAGTAAAAATCTGCCAGTCCTAGTTGACTCTATTCCAGATATTTTGGTTGTAGAATCAGGGTTTAACCTTATGAATGTACCATGGCCAATATCATAATTATCTAATAATAAAGTTCCTGTTCCGCTTGTTGTTGCCCCGATACCTGTTAAAGCCTCGGAAGCGTTAAAAATAGCCCCAGAATATTTAAGATGTATATATCCGCTTGCTGGCATTGGCGCACCTGGGGCCGTAGCTGACCCACCAAGAGTTGCGCATACTTCAACCAAATAACCAGTCGAAGCGCTTGTATTGCCTGTAATTAGAGTATCAGAAGCTGGGACATTACCTGTTCCACTAACATAAGGAATCCATCGATTAATTAGATTTTGTGAAGCCCCATTTGTACTTGCGTTAATACCTGTTAAAGCCTCGTCAGCACCAAAGGGAACTTGGACATTTTCTAAGTGTAAAAATCCAGTGGCAGGCATCTCTTTTCCAGCTGTCAAATAAGCCCCCGCAACGGTAGCAGTCAATCCTAAAAGCGTTCCTCTCGCCCCCGTATCAACACCGACAATCTCGGTTGAAGCTGAGGGTATGAAACTCCTATGAACGGTATGTGTTCCTGTTCCAGCGTTTGTATAAGCAATGTATGTACCCGCTTTTAAATTAGCCCTAGAAGTTGCGATATAAAAGGAAGTTGAAACGGCGTCCTCATCATCGTCAACAAATATATAGTAGTCAGTATCTACCGCAAGCCCTGTAGGCAATGCCCCGCCACTATTGGTAAATCTTACTTTATCGTTTGTGGCGTAGGTTCCTGTGTAATCCCCTAAAAGCTTTCCAGTCTGTGTTGCACCACTTGTAAAAGTAACAGTACTTGATTGAGACTGCCCCCCGTCAAACGGAATCCATAATTGATCTAATTCATAAGGGTTAAATCTAGGAAAGTATGTAGAACCCCTGTCACTTTCAAATACAGTTACATTGTTTTCATCGGTTAGGTTTATTCTGGGTTGTTTACCCATGAATTTATAATCACCTTTGTAAGCATCAACATATTTCCCATACTGTTTTGATCCCGAAACAGTTAAAGTTCCACCAGGTCGAGAAAATATAATGTCAGCTTCGCCAATAGATTTGGCACTGCTTCCAATGGCTACTGAGGCGTTTGTGGTTACATTTATTAACTTTATAGATGAATCATACCCAGGACAATCCCAAACATTATCAGTGGCTAGGGTAAATAGCCCGTAATCACCCGAAACTTGAGGGTCTCCTGCGTCTGGTCTTTGGACTACATTTCTAATCTCACTTGGAGCATTGAAAGTAGTTCCAGCCTGTTTAAACGCCCAACGGTCTTCCATTCTCCAACCATTAATTATTAATTGGTCGTAGGATACAATGGCCCAAGGGATATCAGTAGAACTTGGAAGATTCCCAATATAGTTTGTATTTGATATTTCATCAGCCGATGCACTTCTACCATATACAACCCCAGCACTACCAGCACGGGTTGAAACTATTCCATTAATTATTAAACCACCAAGCCTTTGCCAAACATGGTGTTTATGTGCTCTAGTTGTGGGTGGGTCAAAGTAAAGATTATTGCATACGCCAAATTCTAAGTTACCAGCATTTACAAAAAAACCGATTGATTCAAGCCCAGAAATATCCGTAAAATTTGTGTCGTCAATTAGCGAACCACCATTAAAGCGCAAATTCTCGATGGATAGGTTCTCAAATTGTGCGGCGTTAGGGTCTTCTAAGTCTCCGTCAACATAAGAGCCAAGCACAAAACCTGCTTTTATATATCCTACAAAAGAAAGGTTTCTCATAGAAATTCCACGATTATTATAAGTTGTTTCACTAATTGCGCCTCGGCCTGATCCTTCACAGTATAAGCCAAATCCACAAAGATCATTAGAATGAAAAAAGATATTATCGATAGAAAAACACTTTGTATTTATTTCCTCTGTAGTCTTATTAACTTTTAAAACGGCTTTTGTAGCGTCTAAAGTACCAGTATATTTAAAGCCAACGGAAGCATTATAAGCGTTTGTGCCGTCTGGATTAATAAACCTAGTTCCTTGAATGTGTACGCCAAAATTAGATACTTCTAATTGTGTTTCGGTTGCAAAGATAGAATCAATTTCTAAGGTGTCACCGTTTATCTGTCCATTCACAAAACGGCCAACATAGCTTAAAGCTTTTTGACATGCTGAGTAATCATTAGTTGACCCATTACCAACAGCTCCCCAAGCGTATGGGGTAACATTGGTTGCTTTTCCACTTCCGTTTACGGTTCCACTTCCACTAAATATTTGAAATTTTGGGAAATAAATAGGGCTGTTAATAGTTAAAGTAAACCCAGCAAGGGCAATTATCCCCCCTTTTTTAAAGTCTAAAATTACATTCTCTGGAATAGTTGTATCTGCTATAAGCGTAACAGTTCGGGAAATTACTAGGTTAGTATTGGTTGATCCTATCGCAGTCAAAGCAGTGGCTAGGTTAGTATATCGTTCTAAATATACGGTAGAATATCCACCTTCATAAATTACAGTTCCTGCCTCGGTTTTTCCTACTATTCGTTTGGTATCTTCGACAATCATCATTTCACGAAGTTTTATCGCACTAACAGCGCCCGCTTCTGTGGTTCTTTGGGCATGTTTATATCGTTTCAAATCTGTCATGTAAGTCCTCCGTCTATTTCTTCGGTTGTGGTGTCATCTAGCCCACCGTCTATTTCTTCTGTGGTGGTATCATCCAAACCACCGTCAATAATATTCTCTACAAATTCAGGCTCTTGGGTGTTTTCCTCATTGAAGGGGTCAAATCCACCAAAGCTTATCCCGTCCTCATCTATTACTACTCTAAGGTTTTTTCTCTTAATTACAGCGGGTGCGTATGTGGTCAATCTATAATGAAGGTAATTCCCAACCAATTTACACCATTTATAAGCCCCAATGTCAGCGGGTGAAATGTAAAGCCTAAATATATCAGTTCTACTTTCCCCTGTATATCCAAAAGAAGGTGTAAAATCGGTTTGTGTTGCGCTTGTAATCAAAGGCCATAGTCTACCGTTTAAATAAGGCGTTCCTGTTAGTGGATAGGATAAAGTCGCCATTACTTCTAAATAAAAGTGTTCAATTATACTTTTACCTTCTTCGTGTCGGAATCTTGGGGTTATTTCCTCCAAAAATACTGCGTGGTCTATGGTTCCATCAATTAGGGAAACATCTGTGTTAACACCTTCCACTTCAATTTCAAGCATGTAATAATTTTTACTTGCTATTAACGCCTTAGTATTGTTGGAATAAGTAACTACTAATTGGGCTGAATCTGTCAGATATTCGTATTCAGTCCAACCCCTACGGCTTGCCACATGCAAAGCGTACATTATGCCAGTACCGTCGGAAATAATCAACTTTCCATTTATGTATATGAAAGAAGTATAGTCCCCAAATTCTTTATCTGAAATGGGTTTAGAAATATCTATTCCGTTTAATCGGTCACTCCATTTATTAGTAAATATCTGGAATCCGTCGTTTGTAATTGCACATATACCAACCCCAGGGATGAAATTAGCTTTTCTCTTGTCTGCGATACCTATGTGATGGTCTATAATTTGGAATTTCTGGTTTATATTTCCACCTGGGAGTATTCCTGTTTTACTTTCTTTAATCCCTACTAAATCACTACCCACGGAAAGCAATTTTATCATTCTTTGACCGTCTTGGTTTGTTGAAACTACATTTAATAGGTTGTATTGCTCGCAGTATTTTGTATCTGCAAAATTAGCATAATAGATTAGGTTTTTGCTGTTTTGATCCAAAGCATCGTCGTTAACCCTTGAAAAAAAGATTTTCTTTTCATGGTAGCATCCTATTTCACATGCTGTGATGGGTTCTAATTCGATTCTTTCCTCGTTAACTAAAATTGAAAAAACACTATCAAGGTTATTAACCTCAATTGTGTATACACCTGCGGGTTTTCCAGCTTGACATCCTGCGTTTCCTATTGGTAAAGTAGATCCTGTCGCTACACTGGTGAGGCTCCCAGCTTCCATTTCGGCTCTGGTAATCAACGCCTCTTCATATAATTCATTTGGTATTCCTTGCGCATCGATTGGATTATTTGGATCAGTTAAGTCCATTGATGTGTTTTTACTTCTCCAAAACCTTAAGTGTGTCCAAGTAGTATCGGCCAATTCAGTTGACTGAATAGTTACTTTAATTTTCTTGCTTGATATAAGGCCAGTTTGTGCTAGTATTCGCCCTGTAGTCACTCTATTAGGGGTGCTTGCTAGCTTTTCCCCTAATTCATTGAAATAACATAATTCTACCCCTACAGTATAGGTTCCTGAAATGACCCCAGCGTTTGCGGTTGTAATTGCACCTATTACGGGCGCGGTTAATCCCATTGATCGGCCAAAGAATAATTCTGTAGTTGAGTTGTATTCAATTACCTTATTGCCAGAGGGCGAAAATATAAACAATCTATCCCCTGTCAAAAACATATCGCTTTGGTCTGTTTCACCAATTGTAAAGGTTGTACTTGAAGCTGTCAATATCTCGACTGGGTTTTCTGTGTTGGTTAAATTCTGAGAATAGAACTTATTTCCTTCTTGAGTGATTAAGTATTCGATAGTCCCAATATCCCAAACCAAACCATTTTGAATATCGGTAGTTCCTCTTTGTATCGGACTGGTTACGGCTCTTAAAAATTGACTACCTCGACGGCTTTTTAAAAAGTCTTCATCTTTGCTTGGCCCCTCGTAAATATCCCAGTTTTTTAATCTTCTTGATTCTGAAAGTGCTAAACTAAAATGTTCCCCAAATGTGTTTTGCCCAAGATACCTATTAATGGAAATATCTTTCTCATATACATTAGATCTTAGGCGTTTAGTCTTCATATTAGGACGCTTGACCCCTGTCTAGGCCAAAGCTGGCGGTTTGTTACCTTACCCATTGGAGTATAAGGTTGCTCGCTTGATTCCCACCAGCCACCCAATAAAGCCTTTACATCTTGCGGGTCTAAATCTTCCCCAAAGATTGCAATATCTGCCATTTTTTTACAAGCGTTGACAAATTGCATGTGATACCTAGAAGGAATCAATAATTTGCTATCTGAGGCTGTTTCTATATCAGTAATTGTCTCTGCATCTCGGTAATAAACCCACCTATACACGGCATTTACTGTAGGTTCTACAATTAAAGTTATCTGCCTGTTTAAATTGTCTTCTCTGGCCTGTTCAAAAAATGTACTTGGGTCGAAGTTGTTACTTGCAAAATCATAATCGTTATTTTCATCGTTTCCAAAAATTCTATTATCGGTCTCTCTGGTAATTCCCCAGATTTTCCTAGTTGGTGGGCTTGTGGGTGCGTCGTATGGCCCAGTATATCCCGCAAAGTCGCTAACTGTTCCTGCCCCTGTGCCTGTGGTGATTGTAACCGCTTCACCGTCGGTAAATTCTGTCTCGTTTGTGTTTGTTACTGTCCAAACTCTTGTAGTATTGTTATACGATATTAAAACCCCTTCGGCTCCTGAGTCGGCTCCTACTACGGTTTTTCCCACATCTCCAGCAATTGCGCTAGTATATCCAGAGGATTCAAAAGTAATCTCAAAATAAGGTGTAAAGGTTGACCATACAAGAAACATTTTGGAGTCATTATCAAAAGCCAATTTTTGCGTAGCATCGATTATTAAAATAACCTGCTCGGGTGATAATTTATACCTTATTGTGTTTTGTATGAAGCTCGCTATTTCTTGTAAGGTCATATTTTTCCTTTAATGAGGCCCCACTAGGAGGCCCCAAAGTTTAGGCCAAGCGTCCTTCAACGGTGGCAGTCACTTGGAGGGTTCCGTCGGCCAAAGGCGCGTCTGAAAGACCTCGTACATAAACTGTAATTCCAGTTGTGGTAACTGACGCGTTTGCAATAGCTCCAGCGCGAGGGGCATTTGGGGCCCCTTGTAAGCTAGGTGCCACGGCATAGGCACGGTTAAAAGCTAGGTAAGCACTGAATCCAGTATTTGCAACGGAGGTTGTAGTTACATCCACTTTACAAATTTGACGGATTACAGCATTTTCCTTGCCTTCGATTGAATATAATTGTGAGCTAGTCATTATTTACCCCTTTCTTAGGCTATAATTGTGGCTGAGGTGGTAGCTGTCAATACTATTAAGCTTGTTTCATTTACTCGAGCGGTTGTAGGTGCTACGGTAGCGTCCAAGTCAAGGCGTTGGGTTCCACGGATACGGTGTCCGCAAATAGATTCTACAAACTTATAGTCTGCATCGTCTCGGACTAAGTCCATTTCCATTACATCGGCAAGACCAATAGCTGATTTTCCAAGCAACATTGCGATTTCGCAAGTTCCTGTATTGTCACCTTTGGCAACTCGTGTTCGACCGTCTGAAAGTGGGCTAATATATTGGAAAGCTCCTGCGGTTGCGCCAGAGATATTAAACAAAGGTGCTCGCTGATCTACTATAATCATCATGCCCTTGTATACGCCTGCATAACCTGAGAACATTCTATCAAAACCCTTTTCAGTGTATTTTAGAAGGTCTTTCCATTGGTTAGTAGCGGTGTCGCTAGTAAGTTGGAACCATTGAGCGTCGGAAATTTTAAGTACATATTGTACTTCTCGGTTTCCTTCGCCTTCACCCATCATTCCACCAATAGGCACGATTTTTCGTGTAGCCAATAGGTGAATAGAATCAAGCAAGGTTACATTAAATACCGCACTAGTTCCCATTGCGGCCAAAGCATCAACGGCAGTTGCAAGAGCAGTAACAGCGGTTGCATAGGTTACATCCCAAGTGTTCTTGGTCAGTGCAGTACCATTCCACCAATAAGTATTGGGGTGAAGTACATCGACCAAGGGAGTTGAGATTTCGCTTCCACGTTCTGAATCTTCCCAGTTGGTAGAATCAGATAGGAAAGGGTCACATCCAGCAATTACAGCTCTCTGATGGTCGTAATCTGTCTGTTCAACAAAATCGTCACCAATTTGAGCAACTGTAGCCTCTGCAACTGAATAAAATTCGTTCATTCGGCCCATTACGCTCTTGTCTGGTAAGGACTTAGGAACGCGCTGGTTAGTGAAATAAACGCTTACAGTCTTAGTTGTGGGTTTGGATTCTTTACCTTCTGCGCTGTTGTTGCCACCAATTACGGAGGCGCCAGTCTTTCGGATAGAAAGCATGGTTACGGAATATTGACCCATTTTTAACTCGTCAGTGATCTTTTGGACTACTGCCTTGGGTACTTGAGTATTCCCTGATTTGGGAACGGTTTGTGTGTACTCGTATCGGTTGCTTAGCTGATCCCAAACCGAATTTGGGAGATATTGTTTTATAGTCTTTCGAATCCATGATTGGACTCTTCCAGGTGCTACAATATTTACTGATGCCATTTTCTTTACTCCTTGTTAAAACCCGAAGAACTTCCAAGCGCGTTTAGGAATCTTTTCCTTGATAGGATTTTCATCTTTGTCAAACCACTCCTGTGGCATGAGTTTAGGGTCTTGTTCCATTGCTTCGAGGTCTTGATCTGTTATTGTTTTTAGTGTTCTTCCCTCATCACCTGTTTGAATGTCAGATAGTGAAGGATTTGGTTTTCTGTTGTAGGCTTCTTTTAGTCCTTGTTGCTTGGCTTGTTGAATCAATAAGTCCGCATCACGGCCTTTCTTAATCAAAAGTGCAGTTTCAAGGGTTGTGCCTGATTCTTGTGCAATCTGAAACAACTCGTTAAAAACTTCTAGTTTCGGATTAGGCTCTCCCCTGTAGTATTGAGATATGGCTTCCCTTAAATTTGGTACACCTTTTAAACCCTCAATAGATTGGGAAACTTTCACCATCTCGTCAATTACTTGCATTTCTGCTTTAGTTTCTGCTGTCTGGGTTAAATAGCGTTCTCTTTCTCCTTCGATACTTTTAGTTTTACCTTCAAGTTCTTGGATTTTGTTATTTAACCGACGGATAACCGAATTAACGGCCTTGGCTGAGTCTGGATCTATGAAGTTTTCTTCGTCGATGTACTCTGCCATGTCTCCATCTTGTTTCTGGTTGGGTAATTTGTTACCTAGTCGCCTTTGCATTTCTGCTATTGCTTCAGGTACTCCTTTATTATAATCCTGCCATAGGGCCATTTCCGAGGCTTCACGCGCTTTAAAAGCTTCCAAGTCTTTGGTTACTTTTGCCACTGCCTGAGCGTCTCTTCCGCCTACTAACTTTTTAAGACCTGCGATTTTTTCAATCAGTTCTTTTGCGTTTTTGGCTCCAACTTCTTTTAGTGCCTTTTCAAGATCGGGATCTACTTTGGATTGCTCCTCAGTTTCTTCCTCACTGTCTTCTACCTCAGTCCCCTCTACATCCTCAGAATCTTCCAATTCCTTAGCAAGTGGTTTCTCTTGGGTTTTGTTGGCTGGTTTGGTGGGCTTTATTTTACCCGCATAGTGATCATCCAGAATATCAAGTTCTGCATCACTAAATTTAACGTTTGGGTCGTCCTTTTCCTTCTTTAGCAATTTAGCTAAAGTAGCTCCTTTGTTTTCACTGGCCTTTTCGGTTTGAGTGATAGGGGCTGAGTTTTCCACTTCAAGAGGTTGGGCTGTGGCCGTCTCCATTGGTGCTGTTGCTGTTGCTTCCATTATTTTCCGCCTTTTACGGTTGGGAGTGTTGTTTCAGAGGTAGGCATTATGCCATCTCCAAAGCCATAGGTTGGACAGGTAATGGGCCTGTCGTGGCCTGTGCCTCATTCGAGGCAATTTCTTGAGTCTTAGCCATTTGGTCGAGTTGCTTACCCTGCATGTCCATCTCTTGGCCTTGTAGGGCCATCTGTTGCTCTTGTTGCTGGGCTTGCTGTTCTTGTGCCTTGGCTTGTTTAATAATCGTGCTATGCTCTTCCATCAAGTCTTTCATTTCTTGTGGGGCATCGGTTAGATGTAAAAGGTATTGGGTTAAGAAGGTTGCAAGTACTGGGTCTTGTTGTACTGAAGCGCCTGCGAGTAGTTCGGAAATCTGCTTTCTTACCTTATCCCGTACTGTGGGAGACTTCCAAGAATCCTCAAAAGTTATATCGTAATAGTCGCCATCTTCAAAGGTGTTTTCTTGTCTGTGGTTCCCAAACTCATCTTGGACTATTTTGTTAATCTCAATCCATTGTGGGCTGTTTTTGTCTTTTTGCTCTAAAACTCTGATTACTTCGTTTGCAGTCCAATATTTCTGCCAGTAAGCCTTCCAAAGCTTTGCCCTTGTGATAAGAAAATTCATGTAATTGGTAATGAAAACTTGGCTTTGAACTGAGCTTTGTTGTATTCTCTGTTCGTTTAAAACACCTGAAGTTGCACCCTCAGAAAGTCCCTGCATTGAGGGGGGGGTGCTGGAAGTTTCTTGTCTGAAAGAATTTGCAAAGTTTATTAAAGTGTCTGCATCAATCGAGCTTCGACCTTGTTCAATTAGTTCAACGCCACTACCTGCGGGAGCACCTTTTCGCTTCTTAAAGCTACGGCCACCGTCGGCATGGTTATTTATTACATCGTCTATCTCTGTTTCGTCAAAATGATCTCTACTTACAACATGGCTCTGGCCTGCGCTTGTCTTGGCTTGGTGTAGCTTGTTGACAAGTAGTGAATTAGTTAAGCGTAAACTGTCAATTTGGTGCTCTACATGCCCGCTTGGTTCGCCGTTTAAGTCCTCATCGACCAATTCAACCAAAGGA